GTCCCTACGTCAACGTAGAAACCAATGCTGGTTGGACTGGAGATGATTACGCTGGAGCCACCACTGATTTCCACGTTGGCTATGAAGGTGCTCTTGGCGATTCTGCTTCCTACTACGTCCAGGGTGGCGCTAGTCTGGTAAGCCCTGACGGTGGAGAAAGCGATACCGTTCCTTCCGGTAAGGCAGGTCTTGGTTTTGGTGTCACCGATGCACTGGGTGCATATGGTGAAGTCTCCTTCATTGGCTCCGGTGATGACGACATCGATCGTGGTTATGGTGCTAAGCTGGGTCTGAAGTACAACTTCTGATCGTAGACAAACGTATATCTAGATACTAGAATGGGGGTGCGACGGCACCCCCTTTTTATTGCCAATGAAAAAAATCATCGCTGCGTTTTTTCATCCAGTCACATGCATCAACTTACTTTTTGTAGGAACCTTGGGTGTAATTCAGACTATCCATACCAGAGCACATCATACTCTAGAGCAAGATGTGCATGGTCATGTGCATCGAGCACTGAAAAAAAATCCAGAACTAGCACGTTCAGCGTGTTACGAATTAGATTAATTTAATAAATACAATATTCAAAAAATACTCATGAAAATAAGAAATTTAAACGGTAACCAACTGGGCAACTATGCTATCCATGGCATGTTGATTGCTCAACTCTTTGCCATCATCTTCATTCAGCTCCAACAATCAAATCCAAAGTTTGAATGTCAGATTAGTGATGCTGCTACAGTCGTATGTGCTGCAGACTGAGCAGCGTATTTATGCAGGGCTTGACAGAAATCTTAACATTACTATATAATATGTAAAGTTATGCAACACAAAGTAAATGACTGTAACACGCTCAAGCACTATCACAACTGAAGAAGGTGGACGTACAAACATGTGGGCTACTGAACCCCGTATGTACATTTCTCAGACCGACGCTGAGCGTTATGGTTATGAGACCCATGCAGAACGTGCAGAAAAACTGAACGGTCGCACTGCGATGATTGGATTTGTCTTTGGAGTGATCTCCTATGCACTCACCGGCAATCTTTTCTTTGGTCTCGTTTGATAGTTGCATTTCTAGTCCTCTTGTCCTATTCTTAGAAAAACCTCTAAACTTTCATGATTGAACTTTTGACGCAGACCGAATTCTCTTGGGCTGCCAACCACACCATTGCTGAATTCCTTGCAGGATATGTCTTTGGTGGGGCACTTATTATCGGAGCACCTGCTGTGTTCCTGTTCATCGCTTTCATGCCTGCATTGCAGCGTACTAAGGGAGCACAGGTCGGATACAAGGACTACAAGGATTATGGTCCCTCCTCAACCTATGAGAACACCCCTTCCAGTCAGGATACTTTCCAACTTTGGATTTCTGGGTTATCATAGGGATATATACGGAGTAATCAAAATAATTTGATATGCCAAATCCTGAACAACTCTACGAGGACATGCAGAAGTTAGACGATATGTATGAAGAACTTCTGTGGCACCCAGACGATGAGTTACAATTCACTCATGATGGGACAAAAATCATAATCACTAACAAAACCCTGGAGCAAAAAAATGAACGAAAAGGCAGAACGCATTAACGGTTGGGCAGCTATGCTTGGTGTAGTTGCAGCAATGGGATCCTACGCCGTCTCAGGACAAATCATTCCTGGTATCTGGTGATGGCATTTGTAGTAGCAGCTATAATCATGCTGATTCCAATTGCTGCAGTAGTGAAAAACTCATGACGTATGATTGGACACTACTACAGACGTTGATCTTCATCATCACTCCTTACTTCCTGATGCTTGCGTTGGCAAGTAAAGATGAAGATGATGATGGTTCAGACGGTGGCATGATGCAACCACTTTATGCACCGTCACCCTCTTGACACAGACAATCAAATATTTTATAATTGGGGAGCACTAGACGCTCCCTTTTTTATGTTTAAGCAACTTAGTACCTTTGCCGTGCTCAGCTCTCTCGCAGTGTCCTGTGTCGGTGCTGAGCAGGTGAAGCAAAAAAATATTGAAGTAAAGGAGAAGGATGTTGTATCAATCCCTGTAGAACCTTATAATCCCTCTTGGAAGTGCCCTGACTGCACACCTGAGGAACAATATGTTCTTGGCGAACTTCAAGAACACACCCGCATTACAGATCGTAATGCTCTTGCTACCATCATGGGCAATATTCAACAAGAGTCCATGTTCAACGCAAACATCTGTGAGGGTGGTGCTCGTGTGAATTACGAGGACTGTCTTACTGGTGGATATGGTTTGATTCAGTGGACATCAATTGGCCGATATGCTAATCTTGGTAAGTTCTGTGATAAATACGATTGCGATCCAAGTAGTCTAGAAGGTCAGACTCGTTATATGATTAACGAGAGCACCTTCCAACGTTACCTTCCTATGTTTGAGGGTAGTGGACAAACTGTCCGTCAATACATGGTTCCTGCCTACTATTGGCTGGGATGGGGTATTAAAGGCAATCGTGAAATTTACTCCTACGAATACACTAAAAAACTGGTACTGGCATGATTAAAAAACTCATCAACAAACTTTTTTCTAAAAAAATTACAGATGAAGAAATTGAATGTGCGATTGATGAGCAAATAGTTGATTGTGCTGAAATTGATGCGGACCCTTATGTTGGGGTCCCGGCACCAATACTAAGTCCGGTCGATGATTGGTTTGGATCTGCTCCCACTCCGACTGAAAAGCAAAAAGAATATCAACAGCAAGAAGCAACACAAAGACTTCATGATGATATTCGCAGAGAGAGTGAGACTAATGAATCTGAAAACATTCATCAACTAATGTATGAGATGGCAACCAAATCTGGTGCTACTACTGTTCAACTTGATCCTCTTGGAGGATCTGAAAACTTTCAAGGCGGTTCGGAGAACATTCAGAAATGAGTTATGATGATTGGCGTTACAACGACTTCAATACAAAGTTGAGGCAAGAAGTTTTAAAAGCTCTTATGTCTAAGTATGGGCACATAATGGAAGGAAACGAACCTAAGTATCCTGCTAAATCAATTTATGAATGTGCTCATGATTGGGTTTCTCAGGGAAATAAAAACTCCTATGGAGTAACAAAATATTTTGAGGAAAACTATACATGAAAAAAATTATTATGAGTCTGCTGGTGGCAGCCAGTATGTCTGCTCCGGCACTTGCCGACCCTAAACTCACCAAGGGTTATTACACTATGGACTCGATGGGGTGTATGCTGTTACGCGAATGCACCGATGGAGTCACTAAAGTCGAAAGTATCTCTACTATTGCTGATGTCCATCCCAATAGTAATTATGATATTATTGCTGACGAGTTCCACGCAATGCTCCTTGCCTTGGAGCAAATTGGAGTTAACGTGTTTCTAGCAGATGAAGAGTATTTTCCAGTAGGACACCGTGGTGTGTATCATACCGTAGGAAATAACTTCTTTCTGAATAAAACATTCATGCGTCTCCCTAGAGTGCTAATGAGTGTAATGAGACATGAAGGATGGCATGCTGCACAAGATTGTATGGCAGGAACTATTGACAATAGTATGATTGCTATCATTATGGATGAGGAAAAAGTTCCTCAACTTTGGCAAGATATGGCTACTGATACCTATAAGAACACACCTCATGCAATCCCTTGGGAGAAAGAGGCAACCTGGGCAGGTAAGACTGAGGGTATGACTGCCGAAGCACTTGAGTCTTGTGCTCGTGGGACCATGTGGTCTGACTATGAACCCACTCCCATGACCCGTGAATGGTTGGTTAAAAACGGATATCTTGATAAATAAAGTTGCCTTTCCTGGTAACTTATGCCTGAAGAAGTAAAACCTACCGAAGAAGAAAAGAAACCTAAAAAGAAAGGTATTCTCGGTAAAATTAAGGAAGCGACAGATGATAAGGAAGAACAACTTGCAATTCTGTCTACTTTTGTCCGTCTTGGTATCCTTGTATGGAGTGGTGGAATCCTCACGTTGGCATACATTAAACTCCCCCCTGCACTTGGAATCCCAGAACAAAAACTAGATCCAACTTTCATCGCCTCCGTCTTCACCGGAGTTTTAGCCACGTTCGGAGTTCAGGCAGCAAAGTCTAAGGACAGCAATGGCAATGGTGGTGGTGCTAGTATCACCAAGGAGCAGATGGAGAAACTGATTGAGAAAGCAGCACAGACTGCACCACATCAGACTCTCCGTATCGAACAGGCACCAGTCACCTTAAAGGTTGATACACCAAACGATACATATAAGATGTGATTTAAATTTAATCATTATGTTTTTTAAGAAAATTAGTTTGGTCACTGGCGGATTTGATCCTATCCACAGTGGCCATATTTCATATTTTAAGAGAGCAAAAGATTTCTCTGATTACTTGGTTGTCGGTATTAACACCGAAGAATGGTTAACTAGAAAGAAGGGACAATATTTTCAATCATGGGTAGAGAGAGCAGAGATTATTCGTCACCTTGAAATGGTAGATGCTGTTGTCTCTTGGGAAGATGATGAAGTTGGATCTGCATGTGGTGCAATTGCTAAGTGTCTAGAGATTGCAGAGACTGTTGTATTTTGCAATGGCGGTGATCGTGGGTCTACTAATACTCCAGAACTTGATATGTATGGAGAGAATCCGAGAGTTCAGTTTGAGTTTGGTGTGGGTGGTGATGATAAGATGAACAGTAGCTCTTGGATCTTAAAGGGATACTTTGAAAGGCAAAGAAAATTGCTTGGAATTTGATAAATAATAACTGAGTCACGGGCACCAATCCCCAGGATTCCCATGTATCGGGAACCTCACTTACAGAAAAAGTCGGAGGAGTGTTCCGACCTCTGGTGGGCATGGAAAGAATTATGGGACGTTGATATGCACAGTGAAGAGACTAAAAAAGCAAGAGAGATATGGGGTAAATGTTGTGATGAAATGTCGGAAATGATAAGTCAGGAAGTCAAAACAAATCCACGTTACAACTCAATGAGAAAGATATAGATAGTGCAGTTGCGTAAACTTTATGAAGTTTATTTTCGCATTAATCGCTACATTATTTCTTGCTGCTCCAGCATGGGCAGTGGATGTACAGATGGGTTCAAATGGTAATCTAGTTTTTGATCCATCAGAGGTTACAATATCTGCAGGAGAATCAGTTCATTTTGTTAATAACATGCTTCCACCACACAATGTGATTGTGGAGGGCCGTCCAGACTTAGGTCATGAATCCCTGGCAATGTTACCAGGAGAAGAGTTTGATGTTGTCTTTAATGATGCTGGTGACTATACTTACTGGTGTGCTCCACATAAAGGAGCAGGAATGATCGGGACGGTACATGTGGAATGAAAAAAATCAACACTGTCGTTTTAAACTTCACTGTTGCAATTATAGATTACCTTTATAGAGGTAGACACTTCCAAAGGTTTTGGGTGCTTGAAGAGATTGCTCGGGCACCGTACTTTGCTTTTCTAAGTGTATTGCATTTACGCGAATCTATGGGTTTGCGTGGTCCGGAACACATCTATCTGATGGAGGAACATTTTGCACAAACTCTTAACGAAACAGAACACTTGGAATATATGGAATCTAGGGGCGGTAGTGCTTATTGGGTGGATCGCTTTGTCGCCAGACACCTTGTACTTATCTACTATTGGATCAATGTGGTTTATTACTGGTTGGCTCCTCGGTCTGCTTACCATCTGTCCTACGAAATAGAACTTCATGCTGAGGATACATATGCAAAGTATCTGAAGTATGAAGATTGTAATGACGAAGATATTGAGAGAATTATGAATGATGAAAAGCATCATGCAGAAGAACTAAAAGCAGCAATGGAGATCATCAAATGAGCGCCCTCTTTGTATTTGCATTTATTATCCTACTTGTTAGTACCATGGAACTAACATGGCCTATCAGATATCGTGGTTAGTTGTAACATTTACCGTAATACTATATAATAATCATTACAAAACTTATAGACAAATATGACCTACTCTATTACTCTCAAAACATCCGATGGTGATGAACATATTATCGAATGCGATGGTGATACTTACATCCTTGACGCTGCTGATGAAGCAGGTGTTGACCTTCCATATTCTTGCCGTGCAGGAGCATGTTCATCTTGTGCAGGTAAGATCATCTCTGGAACTGTAAATCAGGAAGACCAATCATTCTTGGATGATGATCAAATTGAGGAAGGGTTTGCATTGTTGTGTGTATCATATCCCACTAGTGACTGTGTAGTTCAGGCAGAAGCAGAAGAGATGCTTTATTGATTAGTAAAAATGGAACTGCTCCTTCGTCCTCTAGAGAATCAAAATGATCCTGTGTGGAGTGTAATTATTTCCATAATCATACTCTTAGCTGGTGTTACATACTATATTGTCTATATAATGCGTATGGCTTTTGGTGAATTGAATAATGAGTACAATAAATCAGAAGGACGCGGACCAGGATCAGTTGATAGCACTCCTGACACACAGGATTGAAGACGCTGAGAAGATGGCGGAGGAACTCCGTGATCGTGTTCGTAAACTTGAGAAGTGGGTATGGGGTGCTGGTGCCGTCATAACTGCTGCCATTACACTAATCGGAATAGCAACAGCAGTAGATGCGAGACCTGCTCATTCCTTTGTTGAAGATGGTTTGATCGGAGGAGATTGTGCTTCTCATCAAGCTTTTACTAATAGCGTTGAAGAAGTCAGCATTAAACCTTCAGAGGAGCAAGAGTAATGGGCGCAATGGTTCCCCCCAGTCGGAAGAGTTGTTATAACTTCCGCGTAGTTGAAATTAACCGAGTTCTCGATGGTGACACGATTGATGTTACTATTGACCTCGGTTTTGATTTATATAAAAAAGAAAGAGTCAGGGTTGCAGGTGTAGATACACCAGAAAAACGTACAAGAGACCTAGAGGAGAAAGCCCTTGGATACGACGCAACCAACTGGCTCAAAGAAAAACTGGAGGGTGCTATCTCTGGTGACGATGAGTTGTCTGTTAGGACTGAACTTGTTGGTGGCGTCGGCAAATATGGTCGTCTTCTGGGCTGGTTATACATTGGGGATGCAGAATTGTCCCTCAACGAACAAATGATCACCGAAGGATATGCCTGGGCATATGATGGTGGTACAAAACAAAAAGATTTTGAAACCCTACGTGAGATACGTAGATCATTCGGAACATTAGTGGAGTAAACCAATGCAAAAAATTATTAACGTACTATCGATTTTATCTTTTGTTGGTGTCTCTGGCATCATTGGAGGTGGAACGTATGTCTATCTTCAAAAAGATGCACTCATAGAGAATGTTAAACAGCAGGTTACTAAGGCAGCGATTGATGGTGTATCAGGAGCACTTCCAGGAATGTTGGATAGTTCCATGCCCGAGTTACCTAAAACAACTGGTCCATCTATCCCATTCTAACCATGAACAAGATTAAGATTGCCGCTATTTCTCTTGGCGGCCTAGTTGCTGTAGCACACATCGGATTACTGGGTTATGTATTGAGACCGCAACAGCGGATTCAACAACCACCTACTTTCAATATCCCTAATGGTCCTTATTCGTCTTATAAAATTAAGGCAGGAAAAGATGGATATGAAATTGAATTTAGAGCAGATGATCCTAAAGTTCTAGAGTCAACTAGATCTCTTGATCTTGATAAAGAAAGGAGAGGACTCTTTGGCGGAGGATCTGAGCAGCGAATAGAATATCGCACTGATCAGTTCACCAGAGAAGGCACCAGAAATATGGGAGGTGCAACAGGTGAAGTGGGAAAGATAGCAGGAGGTGTAAGCGCCGAGTGTATAGCGGCGGACGCTGGAGCACGGTCACAAGGTGCAATGGCAGGTAGTGCTATTGCTGCTGGTGTTGCCGTACCTGCTGTTGCTAGTATCCCATATGTTGGTTGGTTAGCCGGTGGATGGGCGTTGCTTCTAGGTCAAAAGATAGGATCCGAAGCAGGTTCTCAAGTGGGACAAGTATTTAATGATTGCTAATGCCCATACCCGATATTCGTCTTAATCAATTAAGAATCCGTGATGTGAATATTCCAGAGGTTCCAAAGTGGATGTCATCAGATCCGCCGATGGCACTTCCTGTCATGCCACCAGTTACCACTCAATTAGGAACTCCTATTGTTAATATTCCTGGGTGTGTTAAGGCACACAAAGACAGTGGTGAGAATACAAATTTAAGAAATGAGGATGATAAGGGTACGATGACTCTGTGTGATGCAGGGACACCCAGTTTTACTCCCATTGATTATGATGCAAACAAATTAGATATTACTACTGAGGCACCACCTCCACCACCAGTTAAAGCTCCACCTAAACCTGAACCACCAGAGGCACCAGCAGCACCAGCAGTTCCTAAGACTGAGGAACCTATGCCTGAGTGTCCTACTAGAGCACAGCAGTTAAAGGATCCTGTTGGAAAGATTGTAGAAGGAAATAGAAAA